AATATCCACCTTCAAATCGAATAGGTGCTTTATTAGTTTTCCAATCAAGAATAACAAAACCATCTTCGCGAATAGGAAGTATATCAATAGTTCCACTAAGAAGATACTTAGGAAGAAATGCTCCTATCTCTGAATATATCTTATAATCTCGTTCAGTATAGAACTTAAATACTTTATATATTTCAGGATATTTGTTTTCAGTATGTTCAATGAAAGCATCAACATCGAGAAGTCTTACATGACTATCAACAACATCTAAATCAGCAACAGTAACCATTTGTTTACTTTCTTGTTTATTCAGATATTTAATAGCATTGAAGAATTTACTATTCTGACGAATACCATCTTCAAAACTATTATGATAGACATTACCCATATCACAGGCTTTATCTCGTATGGTATCCCATTGATTCTTTATATCTTTAATAGAAGTATTTTCTTCTTTAGCCTTATATTTAGCCCAATAATTAGAATCAAACTTAGGAACATACGAATGAATAATAGTAGTGGCACTAATATAAGAATTACCACAATTATCAGTATACTTATGAGTAGGCTCATCAAAGTATAACTTAGTTTGCTTATATTCAGGTTTAACCGGTATCATTTTGTACTTTCGTATTTCCCCCGTAAAGGAGTGTTAACAATACTATCGCTTACCAATCCTAGCTCTCTCTTTTGAGCTTCTACTTGAGCTTCTAAATCACTAGCATCTTTAGCAGACATAGAACTAGTAACTACTTTACCACCACGAGCTTTCTTCTGTTCTATTTCAAGAGCAGCAGCTTGTTTAGCTTCACCTAAAGATTTAATCTGATTAGGAATGATATTAATAATACCATTTAGCTTAGTTATCAAATCAATAACTGGCAAAGTATCTTCGGCTTGTATACCTGCATTAAGTTTATTAGTAAGTTGCTCACTAAGTATATTAGCTGCACGAGAACTATTATGAACTGCTCTAAGAATAGTTTCAAGAGCTTCGCCTGCAACGCCCATCTTATCTTCATGATATCTATCAACAAGACGAAGAATAAGAGCATCTGGTTGCCAATCATTAGGAAGAGCGTAATTAGCTCTAGCAGATGCTAAGGCTTCGGGACGACTATATCCCATTTGATTAGGTGGAGACTTAGGGTCAGCTAGATAAAAAATAACTCCGGCTTCTTTAAGATACCGAAGTTTATCTTCACTAGTATCACGAAGATATAACTCTCTTACATCTTTATCCTGTATCTGATAAACGTTAGGAGCAAAGGGATAACCTTGCTCGTCAACGCTAATCATACCTGTTAAATCCAAAGGGGCAATCTTCGTAATCATAACCTTTATTATTTCTTAGTTCAATATAGTAATCAGAATCATTAACTGGCTTCATCTTACTAAAGAAGTACATATATAATTTAAAAGACCTCTCATCTTGATTAAACTCTCTAAGTTTCCTTGCGGCTAACTTACGATTAAGTCTAACAGTTCGAGATATTATCGAAGTTCTACTTCTAAATTTACTACGTTGAGCCATTCGAGTAGCAACTAAGCTCTTTTTAAATTTCCAATATTCTTCATTAGTAAGTTCTTGCCTTTTAGCCTTCATTACAGGATGATGTTCTATTGCATCTAACTTGGCTTCATTAACAATAAATCCACCGATAAAAGGAATTGAAACTCGTTGTAGACTTTTAATCCTATCAATAATTTGGTCTTCGATATTATCTATAATATCATCTATTATTTCAGCTTCAAGAGGTGTAACACCTAATAAACTAATAATATCAGGACGAGTTACTAATAACTCCTTTTTCTCTTTTAAATCAATAGAAGGCATCTAGTTTATACATTTAGTAAATTAGTAGCTACTATAAACTTTTGAGGTTTACCACTAGGAATAAGACCTTCGACAGAGTTCTGACCTTGAATATCAGTAAGACGGACAATCTTATAGCCAATACAAACTACTGTTTCGGCAATAGTAGTAATCAACTTACCATTATCTCCTTTCTTTTCAGTAGTAACAGGATTCACTTCTGTACCAAGTAAACTAATAACAGAACCACTTCCAACTTTACGGAATATCTCACCACGAGCAATACTAAGATTTAAGTCTTGGTCGCCACGAATAAATTCAGCAAGATTATAAGGAGTAAGTTCGTTACTGCGAGGATTACAATCTATGCCAGTAAATACATCAGACGGAGCAACATATAAGAAACGATTAAGCATAGCTCTATCTTCTTCCTTAACATCATCAGCATAGTTAGTCTTAACTAATATAAATCTAGTACTACCAGTACCCTTTAAATCAGGATTGATAATCTCACGAAGTTTAGCAGTCTGAATAATAGCGACAATACCAAAATGCTTAAACGGAGTTATATCTTTAACTCGGTCAGAAACATATTTGAAATCAATTTCTCCGATGTGTTGAGGAACTAGGAAAGTTTCTCCTTTAGTTTTGTTCTCTAAATGTAACATAATTATTTTAATTAGATTGTTAATAATATTAATTAAGTTGACTAGCATTACTAAGAGTAATATATGCACCAGTCATTAATAGTACAAGTATACGAATAATATTCGTACTATCAATATCTAACTCGTTAAAAAACCTTTAGAATTGTATTCGCTATATAATTCACATCCATTCACACTAGTTCACATTAGTACACACTCTAATGCAAGTCCACTACTTAACTAAAATATCGACTAAATCTTACCATTCTATTTTTACAATCCTGATGCTAAATCTTCGGACTCTTCGATAGAAGAGGAGAAAGGTAATACACAATAAGACAAAATAGACAACCAATACTATATAATATAAGTAAGACCAATTAAGGACTTAAAGGAATTGATTAGACTAATAGGACTAACTAATAAGATAATTCTTCTATAAGAAGAGTTAGACTACTAACAACAATAGATATACAGAAGGGAATTAGAAATACTATTAGGACTAACTAATGTATATAGACTTAGAAATAGGACTGGAACTACTGTTAGAAATAGAATTAGGAATAGGACTAATAATGAACTTAGAAATAGGATTAGGACTATTAGAAGAAATAAACTTAGAGGTACTACTATTAGTGCTGCCCCACAAAATAATATTTTTCATGAATATATTTTTATCGAGACGAAGCTCCTACCACACAAGCCCCCTACTCTCAAACCAATTCCAATACCCCCGTCAAGACCAAATGACCTTAAACATATTGATATTAATTATTAATTACTAAAATTATAAAGATTATGAAGATTACTAATGATGCAAATACTATCATTATTGGTAGTAATACAACTGTTGTTATACCTAACAGCGATAGTATTACCTCTGATGTTGTTGTTGCTTGTAACAATGGTTTCAGTTATAGAATCAGCAAAGAGTGTTACGTTGCTCTTGAAGAACTGTTCAAAGAACAAATTGGTAAGATTGAATCTAATAAACCTATCATTGTTAAAGAGTAATGGTGTTCTTGGTATTATTGCTAGTAGCAGTAGCTATGACTACTGCTACTTATCGCTCTGTTGTTAATAAACAGAAGCGTGATTGGAGAAAGTATGGTCGTGCAGGTGAAACCTACGACAAGTTTTGTTCACGTTATTACACTAGATACGTATGAATATTAGTGATAAACTAAAAGTGGTACACTTAGCATTAAGTATGCTAGGTGTATCAGTATTCATACATCTAAGTTACATTAAGTTGTATGATAACCATGTGAATAGCTTTCTAATACTATTAGTAGTGTTAGTATTGATATTAGATGCTAACGATGTTGTTAAAGAACTATTAGCTTAATCAAACCAAATGACTTTAAACATATTGCAGTTACTATCAAACCAAATGACTTTAAACATATTGCCATTGTGTGTGTGGTTAGGATGCACATTGGTTGAACAGTTGCTAACCGATTTATAACATTTAATTTATTTGTATTATGGGAACAAGAGTTAATGATGCAGCTAGAAAAGCTGCCGAAGAAGCGGCTAAGAAAGCTGCCGAAGAAGCTAAAGCTAACGCTAGTAATGATGCTAAGAAAGCTGCCGAAGAAGCTAAAGCTAACGCTAGTAATGATGCTAGTAATGATGCTAGTAATGATGCTAGTAATGATGATGCACGTATCGTTGATTTGTCCGAGTATCACGGAAAGGAAGCAGACGATATTACTCGTCTGTTGCTTGACCGTCCTGATTTCGAGAATCACGATAGCTTGATGATTACTAATATCATTGATAATAGTAGTCGTTATGCAGGTGCTCTTACCATTGTTGTTAACCGTAACCTTCCACAGTTTGTGAAAGATGCTGCAAGTGGTGATTATGTCGAGTCTGTAACTCGTAATATCTTTACCACTCGTATTCAGCTATCTGCAATACTGAAAGGTCAAGGCGAACCAATGCTTGCCAATGCTGTTATGACTGCACCGTTATCAGTGCTGCACGTTATCTTCAAGAAGGCACGTATTAGCGTGCTTGGACACGTGCTTGGAGCAGGTGAGATATTTGTAAATCCGTATGCCAGTAAAATGGCTAAGGAGGAACGTGTTAATGAACACGACCGTTACGAGTATTTCCCATACGAACTAAGTATGCGTAGTTTGTCCCTTGCGGACGAAATGCTCGTAGCCGACATGTTGGCTAAATACCAGCCTGATGCAGAGGGTGCAGCCTAACCAGTTACGTAGGAGAGAGAAATCTCTCCTACTAAACTAAGAATACACCATTCGGCACGTGTTCGACAATACTACCGACTTATGCTCGCCGTCCGGCAAAGCCTTCGGGCACAGCCGTCAGGCAAAGCCACTAAGGATTGGAAACGACACTAGTCACCTGATAAGCGAAATGCTACAACTGATAAGCGAAGCTAACCAACTGATAAGCTAAAATCGCCTTTCGACGACGTTTCTCTTAGACGGATTCTAAATAACAAACTGGGCTTATATATATATATATATATATATATATAAAATACTGGC